AAGTTTATTGACTCAAAGTGTTTCCGGTTCTTCAAGAAACACCGAGCAATTCCTGCATTTTTGCAAGGGTTGCTCAGTCAAGTCTTTGACCTAGAGACAGGAAGGATTAACGATGATAAAATTATTAATTCCCCAGATAATTTCGCTTGTCTTGTTGCTGGCATTAGACAAATTTGTCTTGCCTTCAAGAAGATTAAGCTGCCTTGTACCCCTTATCGGGAGTACAAGGTACTGGAGAATTTCATCGCTACTGAACGCTCACTTGAGATGTTCACGCTGCCGAGAGAAGATATCGAGGCGTTCCGCCTCGCATCTTTTATGGTCTGGAATCGTATCCTCAGGACTATACGTCCTTTGGCTGCGACTCCACGCCACGGACCCGGCGCTACTTCCGAGCGGCTTTCCGGTAACGGAAAGTATTCTTGGAAGTATTGGCATGACCGACTTGAGCCTTATTTCCCTTTGTGTGGGTCTGCTTATTCTCCTTCAATTGGGGAGTTTGCTGAACCATCAGAGGAACTCAAGACCGTTACGGTTCTTGCCGAGGAAGAAGAATTACCCGTTAGGATAGTTCTTGTTCCTAAGACACTCAAGGCACCTAGGGTAATCGCAATTGAACCTTGCTGTATGCAATATGCACAGCAAGGACTCCGAAGTCTTCTTTACGAAGCTATCGAGTCTGATAGATTAACTGCTGGTCACATTAATTTTCGTGATCAATCAATTAATCAGAGTTTAGCGATTACATCTTCGAACGACGGTCAATTAGCAACGATTGACTTGTCTGACGCTAGCGACAGAGTTCCTCTTTCGTTAGTAAAGATTATGCTTGAGTCAAATCAAGATTTTCTTGATTCGGTTTTAGCATGTCGTTCCAAGTATGCTTTACTTCCATCTGGTGTCCGTTTTGGACCCCTTATGAAGTTTGCATCCATGGGTAGCGCTCTTTGCTTCCCAGTTGAGGCCATGTACTTTTACACTTTATGTGTAATGGCCCTGGCTGACGAAGCTCACCTTCCTATGTCACGTTCGACGGTCGAAACCGTCTCACGTGATATTTACATCTACGGAGATGATATAATTATCCCCGTAGCTGCTGTGGATACTGTTCGTGATTACCTCAAAAAGTACAACTGTGAGGTAAATGACCGCAAGTCCTTCTGGAATGGAAATTTCAGAGAGTCTTGCGGAGTTGATGCGTACTTAGGTCGGGATATTACTCCCACCTATATTCGTACGGTTCAACCATCGAACAGGCGGCAGTCCTCTGAGCTTCTTTCCTGGTGTTCTACGGCTAATCACTTCTTTCGTCGTGGTTACCTTAGAACATCTCAATACCTTTTTAAGGTTGTTGAGCGGTATCTTGGGCCTTTGCCCAGTTTACCTCAGGATTCTCAGGGGATTGGTCGAAACCATCCTTGGCCGGTCATTCCTCGTAAGAGGTTTAACCGTTCACTCCAGTGCCTTGAAATAAGGGTATGGATTCCAAGCCCAGTTTATCGCATTGATAAGCTGGAGGGTTTCGCTGCTCTAACAAAGTCTCTCTTGATTCTTGATCATCTTAAAGATGATCTGTCTCCTCGAGATCCTTTACATTTAGAGCGATCTGCACGTTACCGAGTCGTTGCTTTAAAACTCGGTTGGATTCCGGCTCCATGAGTCGGACGCGGGCATTGCCCGTCAGGGGGGTCATCCCTCTCTAGTAAGCCTACGTTTACCAGATACTTTGCTCACTTTAGTGTGCGAAGTAAATGGCATGAACCTTAGCTGGTTCATATGGCGCAGGCCTCTATTGGGTGGGATGCAGTGCATCC